GACAAAAAAGAGCACTATGATAGGGGAAAGAAAATATAATCAACAGTCCTAAAACTCTTTTATTTAAGTGAACTCCATAACTTCATATCCAATATAATGTCTGAAGTTAAAATATGTGACTTTGAAACAGGGGACATTGTTGAGGTCCAAGAACCCGAGTTTGCAAAAACTGTAGAGTATCCAAAGGATAAATTCATCGATGAAAACAGCAAACCTCAGCAAAAAATCAGAGGGATAAAGGGTGATTTAACCCAATTAAGATCTGGTGTATTTGCCTTCATTAAAGGGGAAAGGGTGGCACCAAGTTGCATTTCGAACTATATCTATGAGATGATGTCCAAAGTTATTCAGGACACTTTATACGAAGATTGGGTGTCATATACTATAAAAATTCCGAAGGGTAAAGTTCATCCCTCAAACCTTGTCTCTATGACAATTGATAGATCCACACCATGGAATGATCTAATTCAGCCGGAACCTCTTGATGACTCAGCTGATGAATACTTGCTCCTGAGTCTTATGTGTATGTATAGATTTGTGCATGCTCATGAAAAACAGCGAGAATACTTAGTGGAAAAAATTAAAACATTGCTTACACAAGTTAAAGTGGAGAACAATCATCCAGTAATTATCAGCTCTTCAAATGCTAATCTGGTTAGTTTATTGGCAAACTCTCAAATTGACTTTATGGCTGCCGCCCTCGATATGTTTCTGGAGAAATTCCCGAAAAACCAGTATGCCCGGATCAGATTCGGAACAATCATAACTCGTTATCAGGGATGTTCTGGCTATGCAAACCTATCTTACTTCAAAAACGTTCTTGGCTTGCCACACATTGGAAACACACTGGAATGGTTTTTTTGCACACAAATCAAAAAAGAGGTTAAACAGATGGTTCTTAGCTCCAAGGAAGAATGGGCAACACCACATTCATACCTTCCATACATGATGGCACTCCAATTGTCCCAAAAGAGCCCGTTTTCTGCCAACAACAATCCATCAACTCACATGTTAATTCATTTAGTCGGAACCTTATTGGGGTCAAATAGATCACGAAATGCAATACTGGTTGAGAATATAAGTTACATCCCAGTGGTTGTGAATTCCGTTATTGTCTTCCTGGCCCATAAAGGAATGACTGGACTAAGTATCCAATATGCAAGTGTCCAAACCCGAGAAGCTGTAAGAAGGGCAAAAGAAAGAATTGAAACCCTGGGAATAGACACAGGCAGTGAAAAGATGTCAGCTGAATCCCCCATGGAGTGGTTCGACATGTTCAAGTTACGGAATTTTCGCTTTACTTCAGAGGAAATCCAGGAAGTAGCGTCGATCGTTAGTAAAATCGAGGAGCCCAGATCAAATACTATCGGTGAGTGGGCAAGCAAGAATCTTGTTTCCCTGCTGAGTAAACTGGTAGAATCAGTGGAATAGAACATGAAAAAAACTAACAGAAATCTAAAATTCTGAAAAAATTCAAAAATTTGCAGTATGGAAAGTCCAAACCAAGATTCCGACCTTGAGGAGATGCAAGACAAACTGAATAAACTTGAAGATCTAGATGTATTCAAAGAGATAGAAGCACAAACCCAAACAAACGCCGCAGACTGGTCCATAGATGGGAAAAAACTAGTTCCTACAGACTTTGATAGTGACTCCTCAGATTATGAAGATGATGAAGCACTCAAACTCGGAACAACAATACTTGCAAAACCCAAACTCATAGTGCCACCACCCCAAGATGAAAGGCAGGGTCCCTCTGGAATATCGTTTACTCCACTTCAGCAAACATACACAGATTATCAACAGTCTGTAAAACAAAAACGGATTAGAACCATGACCACTGGGGCTAACTACAATATTGTAGTTAATGACCCACGATTCTTAGTTTGCCCATCAGATCTGTGTAATGAACTAGGGTTCTTATTTTACGCAGTTGCAACCAGAGCGATAAGGCCTGAACAGGTTTGTTTATATTTCAATTCTGGAGGTACGCAAACAATGCATCAAGGGGCTGGTCTGAACTACAATATATTCATATCCGGTTTACAACAACAGCTACCACCTCCCCAATTTCCCCCTCCTCCCCCCCCACCCATCCCCAGATGTTCTCCAATACTCTCCAATCTGCCTTCTCTTGACAAGTTAATACGCGCAGCGGACCCTTTCCCCTCACACCCCTTCGTAAAGAAGTTACAGGAAGGAATTAAACTCAAACATTTGTATCTTTCCAAAAAAACAAATAACGATCTCCATAAACCAGCCGGATTTTAATATGACTCAAATAAAGCGCTGTTACCCCACAGTCGATGACCTTCCTGCAACACTGTCCGAGTTTGTCATCTTGTTATGCAAGAACTCTCCCAAGTGGCAACTATACCGAAATCATTATGACTTGACCAACCTTAATTAATAAAATTGACCTGCGATATATCGTGAAAAAAAGTAACAGAACATGAGGATGAAGAAAGTAAAAAACCTAGTCTCTCCAAGAAGAAAGGCCAAATCAGACGAATCCAATCAGGCATCAGCTGTTATCACCCCTACTGCCCCTTCTCCGTCTTCGACAACGCCATTTTCAGTCCCAACCATACAACCCAACATAGTGCCGTCAATTATTACAAGTAGATGGAACACGGTTGGGAGCTTGAGAATCTCCTGTGAAAGAGAAATCACTGATTGGGTCACTATGGAACGGTTACTAGAATACATGCTGGACTTCTACGACGGAAATGAAGTGTTCAAACCTGTAATCCTAATGCTTTACTGGATTTTGGGTGTCCATCTCAAACCAGTGGAGGGTCCAAGCAATAGATGGTGCTGGGGTATTGATTTTGGTGAACCTATCGAAGTGAAGCACAAGTTCCCACTTATCGGATCCCAATCGTTTGATTATCGGAAAAACATAACCAGTAATTATCGAGGAATAAAATTCAATATTGAATTCTGGATCCAGTTCACCGGAACACAAAGAAGGTCAACTCCAGTCAAGGATTTGCTAGGAGTGGGATCACTAATCTTTCCTGATGTCAGGAGATTCAAGGAAATCTTGGACTTCAGCAATATAAATTGTGAGCTAGATTCCAACAAGAACCTGGTTTTAACACAATAACGGCAACAGTCCATAGTGGCGTGAAAAAAACTAACTACATCAGAATGTTATTGCAGACACTCTTTTTTATGTTAAATGTACAAGTTTCATTCTCAATTCTCTATCCGCAGTTTATTGGGCCTTCATGGTCCGTAGCTAATCCAAGTCACATCTACTGCCCCCGGATAACCACTAACTATGACGCCTCCATCCACACTAAAGTTGCTGATTTACTATTACTCGAGACTTCTATCGACGATCACATTGAGACACCAGGATATTTGTGTCACAAAACTGTATATACCGTCACGTGTGAAGAAAACTTTGTGGGAGCTAAGACGGTCACATACCACGTAATAGGAGCAAAGGTCAAAAAAGAAGAGTGCCTAGAAGCAATTGAAGAATACAAGGAGGGAGAACAAACTCTAGAAAGCTTCCCAGCACCTGTTTGCCATTACATGGAGAAAACTGACACCAGCAGTACTGTTATCACCGTATCACCACACAGTGTTTTACTTGACCCGTACACGATGCTGTTAATTGACCCGATTTTTGTCACAGGCCGGAGCAAGGGAAACTTTTCCAACACGATCCACCAAGATGTTGTTTGGGTCAGAAGCTCCGTTGAGAATATTGATGTTTGCAAGATAGGTTCTGTTGTATCTGGGTTTTTATTCAGGAATGTACAAAAGGAGGAAACAAGAGACCCCAAAAATCTGTCAATTCAACTAGACACAGGAAGAGTTTATCATTTAGAAGGGTCTTGTTCTTTAATGTATTGTGGTGAAAATGGGATCAGGTTACCATCAGGGGAATGGTTAAATGTACAGCCTGTGACTACCAGTGTGAGGCTACAAACCTTTATTGAGCTCTCTCCTTGTAAATCCGAATTGCTGATTTCAATAGACCACAATCATGGTGCAAGACTTGAAGACATTTCCCCCCTATCTGCCATATCCCATGTACAATGTCTAAACACTCTATCAAAGTTACTGGAAGGAAGCCCGGTGTCGCAATATGACATTTCTTTCTTAGTTCAAACAACGGAAGGACCTGGAGTGATCTACTGGCTTAAGGAAGGAACACTTCTGCAATCCCGGGGGAATTACTTGGAGGTAACCTTGAATTCCAAGGACTTTAACTCCGGAGTAATCGGTAGTGACAAGGATGGTCATATTGTGATTGAACAAAACCGATATCGAGTGGACCCATCCAAGGAACTTTACTATTTGCCAAACGGGTTTACTATTACGAATAACGAATTGATAACCCCTCCCGGACTTATCCTCACCTCAACATTACATAATTTGTTACTTCATCCAACTCAGCTAGTTCCAATCCACCATCCAATCATCAATACGTTACCCACCGACCCCAACATCCTGCCCTCCTGGAAAGACCTCTCCACCAATAGTACAATGATCCCGTGGCTCAGTTGGGACGGATCGACCCCCTGGTGGTTAAACTGGAAGATTTATGTCAGCGGACTTCTATCCCTTGTTACCGTAATCCTATCTATTTTTATCTCTCTCAAGCTGACTATCTGCTTATGCAAAAATGCGTTCAAACGGAAAGGTAGAAAACAAACAGCAAACATTGAAATTCAGGAAGGTGATCCTATTCCTCTGGCAGTATTCAAGAGGCATACTCCACAAACAAATGACACTTACACATTCTAACGGATAATAACTCAATAAAGCGTGAAAAAAATGCTTAACAGAACTCGAAAATGGAGTTTTCAACAAACGATTACTTTCAAGACTTTCTTCAGATAGACCACACTCAAGAAGATGAGCTGGTGAATAATCTGCTTTATGAGGCCTCAACAACAACAAAAGTCATGAGGCATTTAAGCAATTATGATTACTCACTAAATTCTGCTTTGGTAAGTGATGAACTGGATGCCTTGCTTTCTTGGTTAAAGGGTGGACAAGCAGAACCCCGTTGGTTCAAGCCGGACTGGAAAATAATCAAGCAATTATTGGCAGACCATTCAAATTTCAGGGATATCAAACCAACCAGCACCTTCACTGAATGGTTTGGTCACTTTAATCTTACCCAACCTTACAAACCTGTAAAAAGATTCAATGATATCCTACAAAGGGCAAACTCGTGCTCCATTTCGACAAGACCTGTGGTTGATTCCTTTCTTAAGGGGATTCTAGGGAAAAGCTTAAACTGGCAAGGATTCAGTCACTTAAATGTGTCAACCGAGTGCCTAAAATGGGGATCTCTTTTTTGGGAATTGCACATAATCTCCCTTTTATTGAACTGCACGACTTCTCGAGAGGCAAACTTGCTTTCTGAATCAACAAGTGCTTCAATCATACATGTACCAAATGTAAAGCACCAGCGGTACTTATTCAAGTTACTGACCAAGAACTTCGGAGAGGCTATCGTCGGATTAGGGGTTGTGTACTTTGGAAAACTAAAGCGACTTCTGGACCGAAACACAATCCTTATGATGAAAGATACATATGTAGCCAGGTTCAATACCCTCTTCACCTTGTCTAACAGAATGGACGGGCTGTACGGTTATGAAGCCCAACAAGCCATTACAAAGTTTTACAGAATGGGGGACCAAATACTGACTGAGGGGGGGACAAAGGCCTACCAGTCAATCAAACTGATTGAACCACTTTGCAACAACAGACTAGCAAATCTGTCTCAACAGTTCCGCCCTCTAATCCCCATATTTAAAGATTTCGAGAGGCACATTAAAAAATCAGTTGAAGAAGCTGCTGAAATAACTCCTTCTATTAACTCCTTATATCAAACCCTAGAAGAGATCACTGACTTTGATATTATCCTAACACTTTACGGATCCTTCAGACATTGGGGGCATCCATATATCGATTATTTTGCTGGACTTCAAAAGCTATATGAGCAGGTCACTCTACCCAAACAGATCGACAAAAAGTATGCAGAGTTACTTGCAAGTGATCTGGCATTTCTTGTAATCAAAGATCAATTTAAAACAAAAAAATGGTGGCCGGTTGATCCAAACTCACTGGATAAAGATCATCCTTTAAGGAATTATATTGAAAACAATACCTGGCCTAATAACAGTGTCATCAATAACTTTGGACCTTATTGGCACAAACTTCCACTAATTAAGTGTTTTGAAATCCCTGATGTTGTTGACCCTTCCATAATCTACTCAGATAAAAGTCACTCATTGACCAGGTCAGAAATGAAGGCGTTCTTAGCCGCACATCCCAATTCATCTATTCCATCTCACAAAGTTCTTTCATCACTACTATCCAACCCCAGCACCAACTGGCCGATCTTCTTAGACAGAGTAAACAAACACGGAATTTCATTAGACAATCTTATTATAGGGTTAAAAGAAAAGGAGCGCGAACTGAAAATTGGAGGCAGATTCTTTGCCTTGATGTCCTGGGAAATAAGGGATTATTTTGTAATGACTGAGTACTTGATTAAAACACACTTTGTTCCTCTATTTGATGGACTCACAATGGCAGATGACTTAACAACGGTAATCGGGAAAATTCTTCGAAACACGGAAGGACAAGGAGATACATCCTATGAAAATGTGACTTTTGCTGATCATATTGATTATGAAAAATGGAATAATCACCAAAGAGCAGAGGGAAACAACCCTACCTTCAGGGTTATGGGTCAATTTTTAGGGTACCCAAATTTGATTGAAAGAACACATGAAATCTTTGAAAAATCTTGGATATACTATAATCGAAGAGGAGATTTGATTGGGGTAGACGACAATGATAAGCTGTACAACAAAGGGCCACACAGAGTTTGTTGGAATGGACAAAGAGGAGGACTGGAAGGTCTTCGTCAAAAAGGGTGGAGCATTGTGAACCTCCTTATTCTAAAGAGGGAAAGCCTGGCAGTCAATACAGACATCAAGGTACTAGCCCAAGGTGACAACCAAGTCATCTGCTCAAGATACCGCTTACGTCAAAGCAGAAATGATAATCAATTACTTGACAATCTAAATGATGTGAGTAAAAATAACAAATTATTAATGGGGAGAATTGCAAAGGGTACTGAAAAACTCGGATTAATAATTAATCATGATGAAACCATGAAGAGTACTGAGTTCCTGAATTACGGAAAAACATGTGTGATAAGGGGTAATATCAGAAATTTAGAAACCAAAAGATGGTCAAGAGTAACTTGCGTCACTAATGACCAGCTTCCTACGATGGCCAACGTCTTATCTACTACATCCAGCAACTCCTTAACTGTTTCTCACTTTTCTGATTCACCCATTAACCCCATTGTCCTGTACAACTTCTACGGCCACTTTGTTAGGACGATATGTGAATTCCATAACCCAGCCCTACGAGGACCTGTTTCCATTTTATTAACCAAAAAAGACCTAAAGAGGTTAGACAGCTTGTTTTATCTAGTCTCATCTCTATATTTAGATCCCTCAATTGGAGGAGTTTGTGGAATGTCGCTGACTCGCTTCCTGATTAGAGTTTTCCCAGACCCCATCACTGAGAGTCTATCCTTTCTCAAGATAGTTCACGATAACACATATGATCCAGAATTACGAGAAATTATGTGTCAGCTAGGAAATCCCAAAGTAAGAGGTGACCATGACCCGGACATCTCGAAACTTCTTGAAGACCCTCTATCCTTAAACATACCTCGTGGAATTGATGCAACTAACATGATCAAAGAAAAAATAAAAAAATCTTTATCACTGTCAGCAGACAAGATCCAAAACCTTATTATTTCGAAGGCAGTTCAACATCAAGTGAATTACGAATTGACGTTCCTGAATCACCTTAAAGAAATAGAGCCCCTCTTTCCTAGGTTTTTGAGCGAATACCGATCAGCCTCTTACTTCGGTATTATAGACTCTATTGTGGGGCTATTTCAGAACTCAAAAACAATAAGAAACCAATTTAAAGGACACCTGAGTGTGGAGTATGACTCGATTATTATCAAATCTGAAATTTATTCAATAAGGCTGCTTTTGGGGTTAATTAGAAAACCTGAAAAACGGAAAGGCATGTGGAGCTGCTCGTCCAGTCAAGCGGACTTTCTTAGAGAAATCTCCTGGGGACGGAAAGTCTATGGTGCCACAGTACCCCATCCTGCCGAATTTCTGAACATACCTAAATTAACCAGAGGAAGTTGTCACGGATGTGATCAGGAGTTTCCTCATTATCTCTATCTTTCAGTTTTGATCCCGATCGGGTTTCAACATTTAAAAACAGCAAAAGGGTCTTGTTCCGCGTATTTGGGCTCCTCCACCCTGGAGTCAACCAGCATATTACAGCACTGGGAAAAAGAGACTCGAATTCCCCTTCTCAAAAGGGCTGCGTCATTGAGAAACGCAATAGGATGGTTTGTTGATCCTGACTCAAACCTTGCCCGCAGCATATTAAATAATCTATACTCATTGACAGGGGAGAGTTGGGACGACAACATCAAAGGGTTCAAAAGGACAGGATCTGCTTTACATCGATTTAATTGCTCTAGACAAAGTAATGGAGGTTACACAGCGCAAAATCCCTCGAAGTTAACAAGAATGATCTCTACTACAAACTCATTTGCTGAACTCGGAAGTGTCAACTATGACTTTATGTACCAAAGCTGCTTGCTGCACGCGTTACTCACAGTAGGGGAGGTCCATTCAACTCGTCAAGGTCAAGGATTTTATCATGTTCACATTAAATGCCGAGATTGCTTGAGAGAGATCGAAGAAATAACCTTGAACTGCCCGGCTCCATACAGACCTGAGGAGGTCTACCAAGATCTGGAGAAATGGAAACCAGATAATGTGTCTTGGTCCCTCAAAACCCCCATCGTTAATATCAGGCAAGGACATTGGGACACACTGGAAGCCTCAGAGAAATCCTACCATGTCGGAATTATCCAGGGATTCATTTTCGGGGACTCAATATGGGGTCGAGTTGCCCGGTCTACTGATCCTGCCCTTTTCCCCTTAACGATCGGGAAACACGTTGTCCCTAGGCTCTACATGGAGGGGTTGCTAATCGGAATGGTTAGAAGTAGCATCCTCTCTATAACCCATCAACGATTAGTGGAGAGACAAGAAAAATACCATAGTCTTATAATTGGAAACACTTGCCTTATAATCACCGAGCTAGCTAAAAATCAAAATGTACTGAATATATGGAGAGAGGTCAAATTTCAAACTTTGTTTGCTTCAGTGTCACATAGACTGTCTCCCTCCTATCCAATGATCGAAGTCGACATAGGCTACTCAGGGGCCAATTACTTGATTCACCTATTGATCAATCTTGCCCCAAAATTTCTGAGAAACAAGCATGTAGAAAGGGATGAGAGTATATGGATATTCTCGGATACTTACAGATTCGAGATTGTAGCCCTGATCGCAGTTTCTGAAGAATGTTGGCGACTTCTCCTAAACAAAAAACTGGACAAAGAAGTCAAACATAGGTTAAAGATGTTGCGAGAAGTCGGATCCTGGATTCGAACTCTAGCTGACCCAGATGACACAAACCTTCTATTAGTCAACAACCTTCTGTCTCCTCTATGTTACACTGACAGAGAGGTACGACATGCAGTTAAAGGCCTTCAAATCGAAGATGAAGATGATGCACTCAGGCAAGACAATTGGAGCGTAACATACAATTCTAAAGTGTTATCTGTAGCCGTCTCATTCACTCCAGACCCGGCATTGGGGTACCCAATGAAGTTATTTTCCAATTTGCGTTTCCAAAATCCTTTAATCTCCGGGTTGAGAACCATTCAACTTGCAACAGGATCACATTACAAACTCGGAGGTATCCTTAAGTATGCAGGGGTCAATCCTCGAGGAGCCTTATGCGGAGGAGATGGTTCTGGAGGCATAACCGCCTTGGTTATGAGGATGTTTCCCTCCTGCCAAACAATATTCAACAGTCTGTGTGACTACAAGGATGTACGGCTCAGAGGAAACAGCCCTTCCCCTCCATCAGCCATAGTGCACGCATCCTGTAATCCTGGAAATTGTGTCAATTATAAAACAAATTGGCAGAATCCTAACGATTTGAGTCAAAGAGAGACCTGGGAATACTTTATTGATCTAACAAAGCAGTATTGTTTGATCTTGGACCTCATCATTCTTGATATGGAAGTAAAGGATCCCAAAACCATTGACCTTATTGAGTCATTATCTTTGAACTATTTTTCAAAAATAGGGGCACCCGGCTCCATAATGATATTCAAAACATATCTAACCCGAATCTTTGGATCGAAAGACAATATTCTAAACAAGATCCAGGGGCGTTACACTCGAGTTGAAGTTCTATCTACCTCCATTTCGTCTTCCCAAACTTCCGAGGTCTACATCCTGATTGGAAATCAAACTAACTCTTCAACATATCTCGATATATACCCTGACCTTAGTCAATTACAGTTAGAAATCCAATCCTACCCACTCTTTTCCTCCCCTCTCCAAGAGTTTATGCGGGCTATAGAGGTCGATAAACAGGACTTAATTGAAGGTGTGCCACCAAACATTAGGCCAGACCCCACATGTGAATTGTTAAGTGTGTTCCAAAAATTACACATAAGATCTGACTTATGTCACCGATTCGCAGACACATATGGGAACAAGCCAAAAAGTCCGATGGTTCCATTTCATCTCTTTGTTTTATGTGTACATGGGTTAATTCCATTTACAACAGGGAGCGTCTTCAAACAGGGTCCACCGTCAGACGGCGTTTGCCTAAAGGTCTCATCCTTAATAGCAGGCTTCCTCATTTGGATGGGCTTAAAAATGAAAAATTACCAGATAACCAAGCTAGGTCAAGGGTTAATAGACCGGTATGCCCCTTTCTACTCCGAATCAATAAAACATGGAAATTACTATTTTCAATCCTTCTCTTTTATTAATGAAAAAAAGCATAGAAAAATACTGCAATTAGACTCTGAGATGGCTTTAATTGGGTCTATAATACGAGTTTTCCAATTAAACTATCCCAATGCACATCTATTCCCAGATATCAACACACTAGAGCAAAATTGGTTGATATTTAACAAGGCAATCACATATTCCTGGTTTGATCAAATGACTGACCTAATCAAATATATCCGTAAAGATAAAAAAGCTCTAAATCAAGATCCCACCCCCAAGGTGTCGCTCCTAAATGATAAGGAAGAAGTCATCACAAAAGAAACAACATACCGAGATTAAAAGGATAATGTTGATAACTAGAGAAATCTGATTACCAGATCAAGCATGAAAAAAATGCGTAGATCACATTACCAGAATTTTTACCTAGTTTCCGTTTTAGATTTTTTTGTCTTGT